GAAGAATCGGTACAAAGAACAATGCAGGGGATACTCGGTGTAGAGATGAATAAACCCCTGCATCTTGAGGATAATGTAGAAGAAACAGAAGGGCTAAAACAATCGTTTGACAGATTGTTTGGTACAGGAAAGTTATTTTTATATGATCACTTTGGCTCTATTGATCCAGATAGATTAGTCGAGCAGATACAATATCTTGCAACAGCAGAAGGTGTAGATGTTGTTATCCTAGATCATTTAACAATAGTTGTTTCTGGTATCAGTGACCTTGATGAGAGAAGAGCTTTGGATGTGGTCTGTACCAAGCTTAGACAGGTGGTTGAATCTACTGGTATAGGTTTAATTATTGTCTCTCACTTGCGTAGACCTGAAGGTAAAGGACATGAAGAAGGTAATAAGGTAAGTCTTAATCATCTGAGGTCGAGTCATTCAATAGCACAACTATCTGATTTAGTAGTTGCCTGTGAAAGAAACCAGCAGTCAGAAAGCTATGCAGAAAGAGCAGAACTACAGTTAAGAGTATTGAAGAACAGACATACAGGAATGACAGGACCAGTAGATAAATTATTGTATGACGAAAAAACAGGAAGACTTGTAGTACCTATGGAAACTTATTTCGGAAACAAATGACTTTATTAATTGACGCTGATTGGCTTATCTATTCTTCATGTTGTGCATGTGAGCAAGACATTAAATGGGATGATAATTTACATACCCTACATGCTGATGAAAGAGATGTGCATGAAATGATTGATGGTAGAGTTTCCTACTATCAAGCCATAGCTGAAGACGATAAAGATATTGTTATGTGCTTTACTGAGTACCCAACATTTAGACATACGATATATCCAGAGTACAAAGCTAATAGAAAGAACAAAAGAAAACCCTTAGGTCTTCGTAAAATAGTAGAACAGGTAAGAGAAAGATACGAATCAAAAAGTTTCGATGGCCTCGAAGGAGATGATGTTATGGCTTTGCTTGCAACATCAAAACAATACGACAACCCAATAATAGTTTCAGTTGATAAGGACATGAGATCTGTTCCTTGCACACTATTAGCAGGTGATGACATGGAACTTATAACCAAACGTAAAGCTGATAGACATTGGATGATACAAGCTCTTACAGGTGACAGTACTGATAACTACTTTGGTATAGATAAAGTAGGACCAGTAACAGCAGAAAAGATATTAGGTGAAGCTAAAACACTTGAACAAATGTGGGAGAAGGTAGTAGCTGCGTATGAGAAAAAGAAATATAAATTTGCTGATGCTGTTCTTAATGCACAGCTTGCAAGAATACTGAGAGATGGAGACTTTGATTACAACACTGGAGAAGTATCTCTCTGGACTCCATAAAAAAAACACCAACAACGCAGTAGCATGGGCTGTTGGTATTTTCACTTAGGTTGCTTGGATAAGCATATCAACCTTATCACAGAAATTATATACTGCTATACTTTATTCTATAAATTGACATATACTAAATATAAATCTTACGAATCATGCCATCTGAAAAATTACCAGTAATTACAGATGAAATGATTTTTGCCTTAGATCAAATCTTTCCTAATCGTCATCCTGATTTGTCTTTATCTGATAGAGAGGTATGGTATAGAGCAGGGCAACGGTATGTTGTTGACTTCTTGATCGAACAACAAAAAAGGCAAAAAGATACCATGCTCAATCAATCAGTCTTGGAGAATTAGCCATGTGCGTTTTTAATAGACCCTCCCCACCACCTTTACCAGAACCTAGGCCAACAGCACCAAGACCTGAACCAACAGCAGAACGCGTTGCAGTAGGAAGACAAAGAGTTACAGGTCAGCAAACAAGTACTTCACAAAGAAGAAGAGGAAGACAGTCAATTAGAACACGCAGAAGATTAGGTACACAGTCATTAAGAATACCTTTATTGACTCAGGAACAGATGGGAACAGGTAATCTAAGGTATTAATTATGTGCATAGGAGGTAGAAGCCAACTAATTCAACAAGCACCAACCTATCGTGATGCACCACCGATTGTGACAGGATCGCAAACTGGTGTCGAAAATCCAAAAGATACTAAGAAGGCAACAGAAGATTTAAAAATTAAAAGACAAAAAAGAGAAGGAACTTATGTAGATCCAAATCTTAGTATGCTGGAAGATTCATTAACTCAACGAAGTGGAATGTCACGAGCCGATAGAGAAAGAAAAAAAGCTAATCAATCTAGGGCAAAACATAATTTTAATAAAAGAAAATTTTCTAGAAGTATCTCAGGCCGTAAAACTGGAACTGCTTAATTATGGAATACTCAACACAAGGACAAACAGCAGCAGGTAGATACGCACAACTACAAAGTGCAAGATCTACCTTTGATAGAGAAGCAAAAGAATCTTCTAAGCTAACTATACCTAGCTTGATACCTGAGAGTACAACAGGTACAAGATCTAAAATCAAAACACCTTTCCAAGCTGTAGGTGCTAGAGGTGTAAACAGTCTTGCATCTAAACTTTTATTTGCATTGCTACCACCATCAACTGCTTTCTTCAAACTAAGTATTGATAGTCTTGAACTTTTAAAGCAAGGACAAGAAGGATTAGAAACAGAAATAGATAAAGGATTACGAACAATAGAAACAGCTTTGATGAATGAGATAGAGATCTCTAACGATAGGGTTGCAATGTTTGAAGCATTGAAACATCTGATCGTTGGTGGGAATGTTCTTCTCTATCTCACAGATGATGGACTAAAAGTATATCCACTATCAAAGTTTGTATGTAAAAGAGATGCAGTCGGTAATGTATTAGAGATCATCACACAAGAATCAATACATCCAAACGCACTATCACCAGAGTTCTTAGAACAGATTAAAAAGAAAGAGAACTATGACGAGAAGACAATGGATAGTGACCTTGATATATACACATACGTCAAGAGAGTAAACGATGACTTCATGTGGTATCAAGAATGTAAAGGAGAAAAAATACCTGGTACTGATGGCAGGTCAAAAGTAGAAGTATCTCCCTGGATTACTCTTAGGTTTGTTCGGATAGATGGTGAAGATTATGGTAGAGGATATGTAGAAGAATACAGAGGAGACTTAATTAGTTTAGAAGCTTTGATGCAAGCAATCATAGAAGGTGCAGCAGCATCAGCTAAGACACTATTCCTTGTAAATCCTAATGGTGTAACTAGAGCAGCAACACTAGCCAAAGCTCCTAACGGTGCGATAAGAGAAGGAAGTGCATCAGATATATCTGTGATGCAGGTTGGTAAGGCTGCTGATTTCAGTGTTTCTCAAGCTGTTATGCAAACTATTACAGGTAGATTAGAATATGCCTTTCTTATGGCACGTTCTGTACAGAGAGATGCAGAAAGAGTAACAGCAGCAGAAGTTACCATGATGGCTAATGAGCTAGAGAATAGTCTTGGTGGTATCTACTCTATACTTACTCAAGAGTTTCAATTACCATATTTAAAACGTAGGATGCACATGCTTGTACGTTCTGGTAAAGCTCCAAAACTACCAGAAAAAATAGTTAAACCTAAGATCGTCACAGGTGTACAAGGTCTTGGTCGTGGTAATGATCGCAATAAACTTGTTGAATTTATTGGAACGGTTTCACAAGCTTTAGGTCCAGATATTATGAGACAGTACATGAATGTAGATGAAGCGATAAAACGTCTAGCAAATTCAATCGGTATAGATACTGCTAACCTAGTGAAGACACAAGAAGAGATACAGGCAGAGATGGAAGCGATGCAACAGCAGCAGCTTATCCAACATCTCGGACCTGCTGCTCTTGGATCTCCTTTACTTGATCCACAGAAAAATGCAAACGCACAACAACTAGCGGAGGAAACTAATGCCGAGCAAGAAACCTGATCTTCAACCAGAAACAGAGCCAGCAAAGGCTGTTGTTAGTAAGTTAGGTATCAATGATGAGCCTACTCCTACAGAGCCAAGAGTGGTCGAAACTAAAAATGGTCGTACAATAACTTATAACTAAACAAATATTATGACTTCATCCCAGGTAAATGTAACAGAGACACCACCAATGTCTGCTGAAGACTTACAAACTTTAGCCAAAAATGAAACTGATGATAATGGTCTTATCTTAGGTAAGTTCAAATCAGTAGAAGATCTAGCTGCAAGTTATAAAGAACTTGAAGGTAAGCTAGGAAAGGTAACAGAAGAAGATCAACCACAAACAGAAGAAGAAACAGAAACTACAGAAGCAGAATTTAATGCGGAAGAGTTTTATGGTGATGGTCTTGCTTCTGTATTAGAAGAAGTTGGTATTGATCCACAAGAAATCTCTAATAGATTTGAAGAGACAGGTGAAATTACTGATGATGATTATGCAAAATTAGGAGAAGCAGGTTTTTCTAAGCAAGTAATCGACACCTATCTCGATGGACTTAGAGGAGGTGGTGCAACTGGCGAAGATATAGCTACTGCACAAATACAAGGAATTAAAGATTCTGTTGGTGGAGATGAAAATTACGGTAAGATGGTGGCATGGGCTTTAGACAATCTCCCTGCTGATGAAGTTAAGGAGTTTAATTCTTTAACTGAAACAGCAAATGCAACTGCAATTAAGTTTGCAGTGCAAGGTCTTTATTCTCAATACAACAATGCTATGGGTGTCGAACCAAATTTAGTATCAGGTCGTGCTTCTCAAAGTGGAACTAGACCATTTCAATCAGCAGCAGAAGTAGAAGCTGCTGTAAGCGATCCACGTTATGGTAAAGATGTGGCTTACACCCAAAGTGTGTATGCTCGATATGAAGGCTCTAATGTCTTTAACCAAGGTTAACTATGGCAAACAAACCAACTAATCCAGAGCTTTATTCAAGAGTGAAAGCAGAAGCAAAGAAGAAGTTTAGAGTCTATCCTTCTGCTTATGCCAATGCCTGGTTGGTTAGAACCTATAAAAAACGTGGTGGAGGTTATCGTAAAACTTAATTATGCCTTATTCTAAAAAACAAATGAAGATCGCTAGAGTTGCAGAACCTAGAGATAAAATCACAAGAGAAGATCTGATGCTTCTTCGTAAGTCAAAGAAAAAGAAAAATGGCAAAGCTTAATCTTAGCCAAATGAAAAAGCTGAAAGCACATTCAGTTCATCACACACTTAAACACATGAACCTCATGAAGAAGCTTATGCGTGAAGGTAAATCATTTAAAGCTGCACATACAGCAGCACAAAAAGAAGTAGGCAAATGAGTCTTACTAGATGGTTTAAAGAAAAGTGGGTAGATGTTAAAACAGGTAAACCCTGTGGGAGACAAAAGGGTGATCAACGTGGCTACCCTGCTTGCAGACCATCAAAAAGAATAAGTAGTAAAACACCAAAGACTACTAGTGAAATGAGTAGTAAAGAAAAGGCCAGATTTAAAAGAGAAAAGACAGGTCCAAGAAAAATTAGTTACCAACATAGAAGAAATAAAAACAGAAAAAAGTTAAGACTTGCATAAGAGTGTTATATTTTAAATAACTACTTATCTTTCCTTAATGTCTAAGGGAGTATCTCTTACTAAAAAAGACAAAGATCCCACTGGGGGTCTTACTGCTTCTGGTCGAAGGAAATACAACCGAGCAACAGGTGGAAACTTGCAAGCTCCTGTTACTAAAAAGACAGGTCTTTCTCCTAGACAAAAAGCAAGAAGAAAATCTTTTTGTGCAAGGATGTCTAAGGTAAAAGGACCTTTAAAGAAAGATGGTAAGTTGACTCGTAAAGCCCTTGCATTACGCAAGTGGAATTGCGGATCAGTATAAACTTAACAAAACGAAAATCTTAATATCAAAAGTGCCTGATGCGTCAGATACCACTGGAGAGAACAGACAGTAGTGAAGTTAGTTTCTCAAATTATTTAATCAATCCAAAGGAGTTAATCTATGGCTAACGCCACAGTTTCACGCCTGGGTTTGGTGAACAATACAGGAACAGACTTTGACGCTCTGTTTCTGAAAGTGTTTTCAGGAGAAGTTCTTACAGCATTTGCTCGTAACAACATCTTTAACGAAGCACTACATTCTGTTCGTACCATAACTTCAGGTAAATCAGCACAGTTCCCAGTAACAGGAACAGCAACTGCTGCATATCACACACCAGGCACACCATTAGTAGGTGCTAACCAGATCTTGGCAAATGAGAAGATTATTTCTATTGATGATCTACTTATTTCACAAGCATTTGTAAGCAATTTAGATGAGCTTAAGAATCATTACGATGTAAGAGCTACATACGCTGATGAGTTAGGTAAGGCTCTTGCTAAGACCTATGACCAGAACGTAGCTAAAGTTATCGCTAATGCTTCAAGAGCTTCAACAACTCTTACAGGTGGCAGTGGTGGTATTGTTTCTACTCTTGCTTCTGGTAATACAACTTCAGCAAACGTATCAGGTGATGAGATAGCTGGTGCTATCTATGACATCGCACAGGCATTTGACGAAAGAGACATCCCTCCAACAGATCGTTTCTGTGTACTACCACCTGCTGAGTACTACAAGTTAGCTGAGTCTGCTACAAGAACAGTAGATGTTGACTTCAACCCAGGTGGCAATGGTTCATTTGCTTCAGGTCGTGTACAACAGATTGCTGGTATTCCAGTGATGATGAGTAACAACGTACCTCAATCAAACGTAGGATCTAACCCAAGTGGAGCTAACAACACCTACTCAGGTGATGACAGCAAAACTATCGGTCTTGTCTTCCATAAATCAGCAGTTGGTACTGTAAAGCTTATGGATATGACTACTGAAATATCTGGTTCTGACTATGGGATCATGTATCAAGGTACATTGATGGTTGCAAAATATGCTCTTGGTCATGGAATCCTAAGACCTGAGTGTGCAGCTACTATCAAGTTATCTGCTTCTTAACTTACATAAAAGGGTACTCAGCAATGGGTACTCTTTCTTTACACCTTGGAGAACATCATGTATCACGGATCTAAAAAAAAGAAAAAGAAAAAGATGGGTGGTAGGGAATCACTTAAAATAAAAAAGTATTAAACCATGACTGTAGCTGCAACCACTGAACTGGAAAGTATTAACATTATGTTGGCTGCTATAGGAGAAGCTCCTATTAACAGTCTTACAGGTACACTTCCTGTTGATGCTCGTCTAGCACAACAAACTCTTACAGAGATCAATAAAAAAGTTCAAATGGAAGGTTGGTCTTTTAATACTGAAATAGATGTAACTCTTACAAGAGATGGATCTAAACATGTTGCCTTGTCAAATGATGTATTAAGAGTTGATCCAAATATTCATCAACACCCTACGATTGATGCAATACAACGTGGTCTTAAGCTATACGACAGATTAAATAATAAATATGAGTTTGATGAGGATCTTATCTGCACTGTTGTTTACTTTAGAACCTTTGATGAAATACCAGAACCTGCTAGATATTACATAACAATAAAAGCTGCTCGTGTTTTTGTTGATAGATTAGTTAGTGATGATGGATTAAGAAGCTATACAGAACAAGACGAAATAAGAGCTAGAGCTATACTAATGGAAACAGATTTAGCAAATGGTGATCATAACCTTCTTAGAGGAGATCCATCATTAACAAGTGTCTTTGATACTTATTCACCTGCAAACGCATTAATTAGGTAACTATGGCAGTTGTATCTAGAGCAATACCAACCTTACTAAGAGGTGTCTCACAGGCTGCTGATAATACCAAACAAGCTGATCATGCTGACATACAGGATAATGCTGATAGCAACCCTGTTACAGGTCTTACAAAACGTTCTGGCTTGCAATATATTACTAACTTAAGTTCTTCTGCATTAGGTAATGTTCATATACAAACTATCAATAGAGATCTAAATGAAAGGTATGTAGCAATATTTAGTAATGGTAATGTAAGAGTTTTTGAATTAGATGGTACAGAAAAAACAGTAAACAAACCTGACGGAACAACGTACTTAAACACTTCTGATCCTAGAAGTGTAATTAAAACAGTTACTATTGCTGACTTTACTTTTGTTGTTAATACAAGTGTAACAGCAGCTATGGATAGCACTTTAAGTGAAGCTGCTTCAAATATTACTCAAGCTGTTGTATTCATTAATCAAGTTTCAGATAAGACTACATACTCAATAACTGTAGATGGAGTTACCGTTACTGATGATACTTCATCAGACTCTACACTAAGCACTACACAAGTTGCTAGTGATTTAGTATCAGGACTTAACTCAGGTCTTACTGGTTTTACTATTGCCCGAAATGGTCCTGTTATTCATATTAAAAAATCAGATGGCAGTAACTTTTCTATTGATGGTAATGACACTCAGGGTAATACCCAAATGACGATAGTAAAAGATACTATTCAAAGGTTTACAGATCTTCCAACAGTGTCACCTAATGGTTATATCGTAGAAGTAAAGGGAGATGAGACTACAGATTTTGATAATTATTACGTTAAGTTTGTGACTAATAACGGTAATGCTTTTGAAGAAGGACAGTGGGAAGAATGTGTACAACCAGGGATAGAGTTTAAATTTAATTACGACACAATGCCACATGTCTTAGTAAGACAAGCAGATGGTAACTTTAGATTTGCAAGGGTAGATGGGGATACATATACCATTAGTGGTACTGACTATACATTACCGAAATGGGGAGAGAGAACTGTTGGTGATTTAGATTCTGCACCTAGTCCTTCTTTTATTGGTAGTAAAATTAATAACGTCTTCTTTTTTAGAAACAGACTTGGTTTTTTGGCTGATGATAATGTTGTTTTATCAAGAGCAGCAGAGTTTTTTAACTTTTTTCCAGAAACTGTTTTATCTGTTATAGATAGTGAACCTATAGATGTAGCAGCTTCACATACTAAAGTAGCTATTCTTAGAAGTGCTGTAACAGTAGAACAAGAACTAATACTTTTTTCTGATCAAACACAATTTGTTCTTACTTCATCAACAGATAACTTAACACCTAGAACAGCAAACGTAGCAGTTCTAACTGAATTTGAATCAGATGATGATGCACAACCTGTAGGTGCTGGTAGCAGTATTTATTATTTATCTAAAAGAGGATCTTTTGCTAACGTAAGAGAATATGTTTATCAAAGAGATCTTGTTATAAGAGAATCTAGTAATATTACTGTTCATGTACCAAAACTAATACCAAGTAACTTATTTAAGTTTGCAGTTTCTACAAGTGCAGATGTCTTGGTTTGTCTTGGTACAGATGAACCAAATAAGTTATACATTAATAGATGGTTGTATGGTCAACAGTATCAGAAGATATTAAACAGTTGGTCTACTTTTACCATAAATGAAAACAGATCTATTAAAAATGTTGACTTTGTTGGTAGTGATTTATTTTTAGTTATAGAAGAAGCTAACGGTACAACACTAGAAAAAATACCTTTTGAAAATAATTTTACTGAACCAAATGCAACTTTTGAATATCGTTTAGATCATAAAGTTACTGAAGCTACTACAGGTGTATCTGTTGCTTATAACTCTTCAACTAATATTTCTACGTTTACTGTGCCTTATAGATTAAGAGCCAATATGAATATTGTAGGTAGGTATTTAGGTAGTGGAGAGACAAGTACTTTTGTAAATGAGCAAGGCACAACTATAACTTTAAAACCAGGACAAGTTATATCAACAACTAATACTACTAATGGTTCAACATCTACAATTACAGCTACAGGTGATTTTAGAAATAGTAAATTTATTATTGGTGAACCTTACGAAATGCACTATAGATTTAGTCAACAAAGACTTACCGAAGGTCAAGGTGGCAGAAATTCTGGTGAAATAATTAGTGGTCGTCTACAACTACATCATTTTTATATCAAGTTTGAAGACACAGGTTTTTTCAAAGTAGAAGTCACACCAGATCATAGAGATACTTCTATTCATAAATTTAGTGGTGTATTGTTAGGTTCAACAAGTAGCACTATTGGATCAGTAAATTTAGAAAGTGGATCATTTAAAGTTCCTGTGATGAGCAGAGCAGATAGAGTTAATATTGATGTAAAGAACAATACATTCCTTCCTACAACATTGGCTAGTGCCGAATATGAAGCTATCTTCCATATGAGGAGTAGAAGAATTTAATGGGGTATTTAAGAAAAGCAAATCTAGAAGATCTTAAACATGTTGCAAAAAACATGAGGGAGATGGATAAACTTGAAGCGTTCTATCAATCAGGACAAGAACCAAAACAAGCTCTTCAATTATCTTATATATGCAGCAGTATAAACATGGCAATAGCTGATGATAATGATGCTCCTATAGGTCTTTGTGGAGTGGTACAAGGTGGTGTTATATGGATGGTTGCTACTGATGAGTTGTTTAGTAATAAAAAATATAAAATACAACTAATAAGAAAAGGTCGGGAATGGGTTGATAGCCTATTGAAATCTTACAAAATCCTATATAATTTTGTATATGCAGAGAATGATTCTGCTATCAAGTGGTTAAAGTCTCTTGGGTTTACTTTTATCCAATATCACGAACACTACGGTATGCAGGGTAAACCATTCTACGAATTTTTGAGGATTGCCTAAATGTGTGTTGCAGCATTACCAGCGTTAGGAAGTGCAGGTCCACTGTTTGCAGCATCTTTGGGTCTTAGTTTAGCTACTGGTTTAGCACAAAGATCAGCAGCACAAGCAGCAGCAGACCAAACATATCAATCTTCATTAATAGCAAACAGATCAGCAGAACAAGCTTTTGCTGCACAACAGGAAGCATTAGCAGCACAGTTAAAAGAATCAAGGGCATCTAAAGCTCAAGACAAACAGGCAGCAACTATAAGAGGACTACAAGCAAAAGGAGCTATAAAAGCATCAGGTAGGGCAGGTCTTACTATTGATTTATTATTACAAGATCAGGAACGACAAACAGCAAACTTTAGAGAATCTATAAACCAGGCACTTGAATCAGCAAGCAGACAATACACTAGAAATGTAGATGGATTGACAGCACAGAGAGATGATAGACGTAATCAACTAACAAGTAATATTAATCAAGCTTACAATCAGATACCTACGCTTGGGTCTGTATTACTTAATGTAGCTTCTCAAGGACTTGGTACTTACGCACAATTACTTCCAAACTAATGACATCTAGTTATCAAAGTACAGCTTTTCAATCATCTGCAAGACCTGTAGATACTTTTGTACGACCCCCTAGTGTTCAACCTAAAACAGATTTGGAAGAATTAGCAGAAGCATTGCAATCAATAAACCCTGCAATACAAACTTTTATAGGTTCAAGAATAGAAAAAGCAATAGAGAGAGAAGAAGCAGAAGGCACAGAACAAGCTATAGAAGATGCTGCTAAAAATTTTAAAGATATAACTAGAGGTGTTAAAAAAGCTGATGGTGAAGATGCTGCTAGACAACTAATAGGTGGAAGTATTTTTGCTGATCGTGCTTATCAAAGAACTAAAGCAAAAATTCTAGGTAGTAATTTAGAAAGTGCTTTAACTAATAGCTACGCAACAACACAAATAAATGGTCAACCTCTTAATGCTTTTTCTTTTGAATCACCGCAATTTCAAACATGGTTAGAAGGAGAGAGATCAAAAGTTGTTGATAAATTAAATGACATAAATCCTACCTATGTAAATAAATATTTTTTACCAAAATTATCAGATGCTACTGCAACAATAACAAGTCATCACATTAATCAAAATAAAGAATATAAATTTGAAAAGATAAAACAAACAGCAGTGCCTTTAGTAGAACAAATAATAGTTTTAAGAAATAATCCTTTTGTCGTAACACCAGATAGTGTCTCTAATTTAATACAAGATTTTGAAAATGAAATTAATGATTTAGGTATATCAGGAAAAGAAAGATCATCTATACATGATTTACTTATAAATGTAATAAACAGCGAAGCTCAAGCTGTAGGGCAAGATGGTGACGGAGATAGCGAAGGTGCTGAACAAATTTTAGAAATAGCAGAATTATTTCCTTATGGTCCTAATGGTTCTAGTAACCTTTCAAAACATCCTGACTTTCAAAGCAAAGCAAATACTCTAAAAAGACAAATTGCTGATTTCGAATACAAAACAGAAAAAAGAAATGAAATTAGAAATAAAAGAGAAAAAGAAGAGGATAGAGTAAACAGCATTAGCTCATACTTTGAAGCTCTAAATAATAATGATCCTAATGCTGAACAAATTATTACTGACTTAGTAAGAAGACAACCCGATCTTGCTCCTAAAATAAGAACAAATGTCAGTGCTTTAGAAGGCCCACAAATACGAACAGAATTTTTAAAATTACAAAATCAAATACGTAATGGTGATTTCGGATCAGAAGCATTAGCAGGTGAAGCTGTTTTAGATTTTCTACAATCAACCTCTAAATCAAGAGAGGCAATTACACTTGCTCAAAATTTAATGAAAGAAGCAAGGCAAGTAGAAAATGGTGTATTTACAAGTGTTAATAGATATATTGCTGAATATGACACATTATCAAAACGTGTTTTGAGAAAAGATGGTGTATCAAATATATTAGGCCAGTTGTTTGGTGAGGCAAGCACTAAGCAAGTAGACAATAGAAATGAATTTGCAGATAATTTAAGACAGTGGAAATTGAATAATTTAGACGCAGGTGAAGCGGAACTTTTAAAAGAATTTCAACGCTTAAGAGATCTAGGGCTAAAAAAATTAACAATAAAAGAAGATGATAAAATTATTGATGAACCTTCAAAAAAAATACCTGGAGTACCAGAAGTTTCTCCACTTGATAATTTAGAAGGAGGGTTTTTTACTGAATCTACACAAGAAGATATTGAAAGAGAAAAAGCTTTAGATGCAGAAGAAGAGGAAGCCGAAATTAATTTTAGTAACGACAATCGAGTGCAATCCATTGTAAAAGCAGCTAAAGAATTAGGCATTAGTCCAATACCTCTTGCAGCAGTTATTGCACAAGAGTCTTCATTTAGACCCTCTGTAGTAAGCACAGATAAAGCTACAGGTAAACAATATACAGGTCTTATACAATTTGGTCCTTATGAAATCCAAAGATATAAAATAAAACCTAATATGACCTTTGAAGAACAAATGGTAGCTGTAACTAATTTTTTAAAAGATAGAGGTGTACAGCCAGGACATGGTGCTAAAGAAATATATGCAGCTATATTTACTGGTAATGTGTCTAATCTTGATAAAGGAGGTGCTGACTGGGCAGATTCTAATGGTACTACTGTAAACAAAGCATTACCTAATCTTTTAAAAGGAGGATCTAAGTATAAAATGGCTATAGATTTCTTACAACAAACAGGCACATATTCACCTAAAAATAATTAACCATGACTGATTCAAATCCAATAGCTCGTTTTCGTAAAAATAGACAAGAAGCTGGTAAAGAATTTCGAGAAAAATTAAAGAAGAGTGAAGAAATAATTAAAAAGACCAAAACCTCCAAAGTGATTAGAGGTGCTATAACTGGTCCTATTAAAGCAGTTAATGAAACTATAGAATTTGTAGATGATATTAAAGATTATGTAAAAGGCAATCCATATGATAATAACGATTTTTTCCCCTTACAAAATACACCTTTAGAATCTGAAGACGATCAAGACGATCCATTTTATAAAATACCTCAGGCTATAACACAGTTCTTATTACCAATGGGTCTGATTAGTAAGGGCTTAAGTAAAGCAGGCATGGCTAATGTTTGGGCTAGAAATGCTTTGTCAGGTTTTGTAGCTGATACTGTTGTTCAAGATCCATTAGAAGAAAACCTTTTTAATATGTTGGATAATCATCCCAGACTAGAAAGCCCTATTACTGAAATATTAAAAACTGATGAAGATGCAACTGTTATAGAAAACAGATTAAGACAAGCAGGTGGTGGATTCTTAGCAGGTGAGGTTGTTACAGCTTTAGGTCTTGGTATTAAAGGTCTTAAAAAATCACCAGAATTGGTTGATCGTATTGTTAAAAGATTAGATGAAAGAAAGAAAATAAAAGTAAATGATTTTACGACTGATAATCTTGGTGATGAAATTATTGACGTAGTACCAAAGAAAAAAACAGTTACTAAAAAAACAAAAGTTTCT